AGAACAAGTATGGTATAAAACAAATGAAGAAAAATTGCGTAGTCTTATTGCAGATGAAGCAAAGATGATGCCTATGTTAGACAATATGATGGCAACAATCAAACAACTAAAAGCAAAACAAGCATTCAGATTAGCACTTCTAAATCAACTATTAGAACAACTAAATGAAAACGAATAAATACATTACAATAATTTAAAGGATATAACAAATGAAACTTTCACAGCTTACAGCAAAACCCCAACTAATAGACATTCATCTTGACGATGAAGATACCATCAAAGAATTCGGTGAAGCAATTGAATTCTGGACTTGGGATCGTCAACCTATGGACACGTTTATGAAGTTAGCCAATTCAAATGGTAATGATATTAGTAATATTATTAGCGTTGTTCGCACATTGATATTAGATGAAAAAGGTAAAGAAATCCTTAAAGATGACGAAATGTTACCAACACACGTATTGATGAAGGCAATTGGCAAGGTGACTGAACTACTGGGAAAGTAACTCAAGACAGTATTGATCCTAAGTCTGAAAAGATGGCTCTCATACTGACTATAGACGGATTAGGTAAGCGTTATGGTATGCTACCTAGCGAGGTCTTAAATAGAAGTAATACATTTGATTTGTATATTATGGATGCGGCAATGACATTTGAAAATTATCATCACAAGAAATCGATGAACAATGGTATGGATCCTACCCCTGAGTATACTACAGATGAGCTATTGACTATGTTTAATCAGAATAAGGATCAGTAATGTCTGTTACAATAAAATCTAACAAGCTAACTCCTAGCTTAAGAGCTATTCAAAAAAAGTTAGATAAGCTACCAAACGAAGCATTTGTTCAGTTTGTAAAAGATACTCCTGTACGTAGTGGTAACGCTAGACGTAAAACAAAATTGATTGGTAATAAAATTGTTGCTGGTTATAATTACGCTACAAAATTAGATGAAGGTTTTAGTAAGCAAGCGCCAGATGGTATGACAGCGCCTACAGAAGATTTTATTAAAAAACGTATAGCTCAGATACTAAAGGGAAAGTAAGATGGCAGATTTACAATATTCAATGGCGATAGATGATAAGATATCGCCTACGCTCAAAAAAGTACAGACGCAAGTTAATGGTCTTAATACTAACTTTATTAAATTAAGAGAAACACTACTAAAAATTAGTTTAGGTGCTATTGTCAAAGATACATTAGATTTTGCACGTGGTATACAACAGGCAAGCAACGCAACTGGAGTAGCAGTTGATACCGTTAACAATTTTGCAAATGCTGTAGGTCAATTAGGTGGTTCAAGTCAAAAAGCAGTAGGAGATGTTATTGATTTTGTCGCTGGATTAAAAGATGCTAAAGATGGCAGTGCTGGAGCACAAGTACAGTTAGCAAAAGTAGGCGTTAGCTTGCAGGATTTAGCTTCATTATCTAATGAAGATATATTCAAAAAAACCATCGATGGTTTAGCTAAAATAGAAGATGCGGCTACACGCAATGCATTAGCAGTAAAATTATTAGGTAAAAACTTCAAAGATATTGATGTACGACAGGTAGCATCGGGGATGGCGGCAGGTGGTGGCGGAGCAAATGTATCCGCACTAAATGCCGCGGCAGAGGCTCAAAAGAATTTGAGTAAAAATTTAGATAACTTGCGTTCTGCTTTATTGAATGTAATGGAGCCATTAAACAGGATTGCCGCAACTGTTAATTTTACTGTAGTTGATTTTGAAAAACTTATTAAAATAATTGCCGCGGCAGCTGGCGCTTATCTAATTTTGACTCGTGGATTAACTGGCGTAACTACTGGAATGAATTCAGTAATGAATTCATTGCGTAAAGGCGGTGGAGTAATAACTTGGTTTACTGCACAACTTACTAGCATTGGAAATAATTTCTGGTTATTCTTTAAAAATATTGAACGACTAATAGTCAATACAGGCGTTGCAATAGGCGTATTTTCTAAAAACGCAGGCACTGCTGCCGGCGTGCTTGGTAGTTTAGCCGCTATGGCTGCAAATGTAATACGTATATTTTTGAAGTTAGGAAGTATAGCCGGTATAATCTATACAATAGCTGAAGCCTTAAGTTTCTTAGAACAAAAATTTATTGGCACTAGTTATATCGATAAATTTTTCAATGCTATAGCTGTTGGCTTAGAAATGGTCACCGCCGAATTCGGTAAATGGTTAAATTTACCTACAGATTTAATTGGTAGAGTACTTGGCATAGATAAAGCAATGGGATTAGGCGATCCTTTAATCGCATTAGCAAAAAAAGCAGAAGAAGCACGTAAAGGTCTTACTAGTGACGCAGGAGCCGGCCGTGGTGGTAACGCTGATACATTGAAACAGCAATTAGATTATGCTGAAAAATTAAGAGCAGAATCACAAAAAGTTATTGATGCTAATCGCGGTCAAGCATTAGAAGCTAAAAAAATAGTAGAAGCATACAAACTACAAAATGGCGAACTGCAAACACAAATGCAATTTCAAAATACCTTAATTGGTAAAGACGAAGATTATATGAATCGTCAAACTAAAATGTTTGAGGTTCAACAAAACTATGTTGCACAAATTAATCAATTACGCACAAAATATATTGATATGCAATCTGCTGCCGCCAATGGAACAGATGAAGAAATTGCCGCATTTAAGGCATTTGCTTCAGTATATCAGGGTACAATAGCAAAGATAGCAAAAGAATATGAAAATCAAAATACTGCAGTTACTAAATTATTAAATGAAGAACAGGTTCTAAAAGCGGCAGAACAGGATAGACAAAATACTATTACTGCTATTACTAGCCAGATGGAAAGACAAGCAACCTTAGGCGACCAAATTAGAGCAGCCTACGATAAATTAAGCGATGTGAATTTTGAAGCCGCTCAGATGAAACGTAGTCCATTAGAAAAACAATATGCTCAAATAGTTGAAGATGCACGTAAAGCGGCAAGAGAAGCAAGTTTAGCATTTAGTGCTGGTTTTGAGAATATGGATCTTAGTGCGTCACAAGCAAAAGAATTGGCTGATGGCTTAGAACAGATAGCACAAAAATATGGCAAAATCGCTTATGCTCAAAAAGCTAACTTAGATACCAGTCGTACTTGGGAACAAGGCTGGAAAGAAGCGTTTGATTCATATATTGAAAATGCAAGTAATGCCGCGACTCAAGCAAGCGATGTATTCAGTAGCGTGACAAGTAATATGAATAGTGCCATTGATAACTTTGTTGATACTGGTAAATTAAGTTTTAGTGGATTAGCACGAAGTATTATTGCTGACTTAGCTAAAATTGAATTGAAAGCGGCCGCGGCAAAAATCTTTAGTGGTGGCGGCGGCGGATTTGGTGGTATCTTTAGTGGCATCGCAAGTTTATTTGGCTTTGCTGAAGGTGGTAATCCTCCTATCAATAAGCCTAGTATTGTTGGTGAAAAAGGTCCTGAATTGTTTATACCTAAAACACAGGGAACTATTATTCCAAATGGTGCAACACCTGCAACTGGTGGAAATAATACATATATTACAAACAATGTAACAGCTATGGACGCTAAGAGTGTAGCACAACTATTTGCTGAAAATCGTAAAACATTATTTGGTACAGTAGAGATGGCAAGAAAAGAAATGTCATACGCAAGATAAGGAATAAGAAATGGCTGGTTTACAAACTATATTAAATTACTGCAATGGATTAGCAATCGACAGACGTAAGGTTGTTGGCATACAGTATACACGAAATGAAATACCTAGAGTGTCTGGCACACCTACTAAAAATCCTTGGAAATTTACATTAGACATTCCTAATCGATTTAGATATAATGAAGCTAGAGATTTGATGGAAGCACTAGACACATTAGATAGAATTACGCCTGAAGTTATTACATTCAGTAACCTGACACAACTAAATTGGATCTTTAGATATCGTGGCGCAATGACTAGTGGACAGATTTCTGCTATTACTGTTAGTACTTTTGTCAGTGACCAATTGATACTCACCAATCTACCTAGCGTTAGTGCTGGTACAGTATTGTTTGAACCTAATGATTTAATTCAAATAGGATCATTAAATTCACATCCTTATCCATTCACAAGCACTACGCAAGTTTTACGAGGTAGTTTATCTACAGTAACAGTAACAACTAACAGACCAAATATTATTACTGCGGCAGTAGCTACTAATGGAATTATTGTTGGCAATGCCTGTCAATTCAATATGTTTTGTCCTAATATGCCAACATATAAGTTGACGCCTGGCGGCTATCAATTGAGTAATAATACAGTTGTAGGCAATGCAATACTTGAATTTAGTGATTCCTTTCAGCTATACGAATTTGTAGGAACAGCATAATGGAAACAATACCAGCAGTAGCAAATAACAAAGCGTATGTAAATAGCGCAGAGTTTGTTAAACTAACAATATACAATGAATATGCTAACGTAGCAAACACAACAGTATATACTTTTAGCAGTGCTTATCAATATCAAACTATTGACGGCACAACTTATACTCCACTAGGAGGCTTATTAGCAGTTGGTGTTCAACAACGTGATATACGTGCAACAAGTGCTGACACCAGTATCAGTTTAAGTGGCATCGATGGAAATAACATATATGCTGTATTAGATACTAATGGCAAAATACGTGGATCTAAAGTAGAAATAACACGTGGCTTTTATGGTGGTGATGGCAACGTTGCAAATAATTATGTATTGACTAGTTCAGCGCATAGATTCACGGGTATTGTAACTAGTTACAATATTACAGAAGAACGTCAAGACCAAGATGATAATTATACAGTAACATTAAATGCTAGTAGCTTTAAAGTAGTATTAGAAAATCGTATTGCTGGTAGAAAGACAAATGAAAACAGTTGGAAAGAATTTAACAGTAATGATAGTTCTATGGATAATGTGTATAGCTTAAGCGGCTATAGTTTTGATTTTGGTAAACCTCCTATCAGCAAAGCTACTAATCCAAGTGCGGCAACACAGGAATCACAACTCACAGCACAAACTGAAAGTTTCCAAGGTTATTAATAAATGAAAATAAGACAAGCAAATAAATTTGATATACCTCAATTAGCAGGAATGTTACGTCACTATAGAGATAGCGGCGCAATACAAGGTGTCACTATTGATAATGAAGAAACAGGTAT